GTTCATTATAATAAATCGGCAACTTAAAATGGTCATTAAATTCTATTTTATAATCAGTATTTTCATTTTTTACAGGTTCATTATCCATAGCTTAATATATTGTAAAATAGATTTATATTAAATTTATTTTACGAATTTCTTCCTAATTATTGTAGGTTATTAAATTTTATTCTGATTTTGTTAATTCTAAACGAAACTGAGGTCCTTCTTTATTATATGTATTATATATGGTATAGTTACTATTATACATATTATCTTCTATAAGTATTTTTGTTGGGTTTCCCATTTTATAGTTATATTTTTTACATATTTCTTCCATTGTTGTATTTTTTGTACAAAATTCTGAAGGCTCATTAAGCCCATTTAACTTATTGTTATTATTATTAAAAATAACTATTCCAGAAAATCCTAAATTTAAATTATACTGTATCCATTCATCTAATCGGTGTGAATAATCTTTACACATAGTACTTATAATAGCTGAATTTGGATTTAATTGTAAATCACAATTTTCAAATGGAAAATGTAGATTAATATTTTTTAATTCTATTATTTTATTTTTATTATTATTAAAAGTAATACTTTTTATGTTGTGAATTTTACCTTTTATTTTTATATAAAAATCTTGCGAATGTTTAGATTTAGAAATATCAAACTCAACTACAATATTATCAATTAAAACACTATTAAATATTGTTTTAAGATTTGTATTATATTGTCCGTATATAGTAGTTTTGTCTTTTAATGTATCGTATAAACAAACTTTATTAAACAATACTATAGACATATTATATTATATAATATATACATATTATATAATATAATATATACATATTATATTATATAATCAATTTGGTATTTAAATATTTTACTTGATACGTATTCTTTTGTTGTAAAAAAAACTGATTATTTAAAGTTATATCTTTAAACAATCATTAAAATGAGTTATACTAATCTTATAAAAAAAATTATTCCATTGTCAATAAAAGGTGATATACCAATTGATAAACAGTGGGTATTTATTAATGAAAATTACTTGACAAATGAAATGAAATTATTAAATTTAACTAATTGTATTTGTGGTAAAAAAATAAAAAATATAACTTTAGTTTTCAACCCACTTACTAATATTGTTGGTAGTGTAGGTGGAAATTGTCTTAATTATTTTACACTATTACGATATAGAGTTGGTGTAAAAAAGACTATATGTTTATATTGTAAAAAAATAAACGCTAAAGGTTTTCATATAAATTGTTTAAAAAAATCAAAATGTGTAAAAAAACTATTAACTATTTTACACAGAACAAGAAGTAGATTATGTGAGAAAAAAACAATTGAAAAAAAGAAAAGTATAGAAAAAACAGTTGAAGGTAAAGAAGGTAAAGAAGGTGAAGAAAATCAAAAATTTAATAATGACTTTTTATATATTCATACTTTTAAAAGAGGAATTATTTACCCTCCGGAATTAACAGAAGAACAGAAATTATGTTATAAAATATTATATACTATTTTTCAAAATACTAAATACGAATATGGAAAAATACTTGATACCCAATTTACAGAATCAATAAGTGATTTAATATTAAATAAACTTGAAGTTTTTAAAAAAAGCAAACAACAGCCTATATCATTAAAAGGAGCAGCAGGAACTGGTAAAACAACTGTAATTACCCATTTAATACTAAATGCTATAACAGAAAATGATAAAATATGTGTTTTAGCACCAACACATAAGGCATTAAAAAATATTAGAAATGCTTTTAGCAGTATTAATACTAAAAAAATAATTATACAATACGCTACAATATCTAAATTTTTAAATGCTAAAGTTCAATATGATGAAAATGGGAAACAATTTTATGAAATATCACCAGATACAGTAATGCCTTACTCTCATATAATTATAGATGAAATGAGTATGATAAATAAAAAAGATTTTGAAGCAATTGAAGATATTATGAAATACAATCCTAATATATTATTTATTTTTTTAGGAGATGATTGTCAATTACCTCCAATTGATGAAATTGAAAGTGTTACTTTTACAAAAGTAAAAAATATATATGAACTTAAAAATATTGTAAGGGCTGGAAATGATGATTTAAGAAATATTTATTCCTTTTTTAGAAATAAAGTTAAAACTAATTCAAGAATATTTTTACCATCTACCATTAATTCTATGAAAAATGTTAAATATATTACAAATATAAATGATATAAAAAATGTATTGGGAGGAAGGTTTGATTTTAAAAGTGATATGGTATTAGCAGGATGTAATGCAAAAGTAGATGCTTACCAAAACTATATTAGAAATATTTACGGTTATACAAATGATGAGTATTGTATTAGTGAGAAAATGATATTTAAAAGTTTTATGAAACTACCATTAGATATTAATGAATCTTATTATCAAGATTTTATTAATAACCTTATGATAGGTGACTATAATGAACTATTAAAAGTATCAAGTAGTATTGTTAATGGTAATTTAGATATTCGTAAAAAATTTAAATATTTTAATAAAGTAGATATTTGTTTTATTACTTCTGCAAAAGAATGTGAGTTTTTAGGATATACCGTCCATTCAATAGATGTTTCTATTGAAGATAGTGATAAACAATATAACTTTCATAAAGTTAAGTCATCAAGTATGGATTGCTTTACTAAAGATTGTAAAATATGGTGGAATAAGTTAAAAAATATTATTAAGTATAATAAATGTCCGCAAAAAACTATTACTATTTTATGGAGTATTTATTATATAATTTTAAATTTAATAGATGCGCCATTAATATTTGGTTATTCTTCCACAATTCATAAATCGCAAGGTTCTACATATAGAAATATTTTTTTAGATATAAATAATTGTTCTTTTTTTAAGCGTAATTTAAGTACTTATAATAAATTATTATATACGGCTGTTACTCGGACTAAAGATATGTTATATATATTAGACTGTAATGATGATTTAGTTTAATTTTTTTTTAAATAGTTTATTAAAAATATTTAAATTTTATACATTTTGAAAATTTAAAACACTGATTCTGGAAATAATATTTTTTCATAGAATAAATTTGCTCTTTTTATTATTTTCTTTCTTGGGATTAAATTTGTTTTTTTTATATATTGTTTTTTTTTATTTGTTTTATAATATGTAACATTTAAGGGAAAATTTATATTGTTTTTAACTATCAACCCACAATTACTAATTTTATTCATAGTATTAATAAAATTATTACATAAATCTTCATGTGTAATTAAACAATAATTTTTTACTAATGTTGGCATTTTTTCTATTAAAAATTTATTTTTAACGTGTCTTAATTCAAATATATTTTTATATAATTTACCTGTTTCTATATTTTTATCTATTACTTTATTATTTTTATCAACTGAATAAAAAGTATCATTTAAAAATGTATTAATATTTTTAGTTAACTTAAGTGGTAAATGATGTTTTTCTCTATATAATGAATTAACCCAATCCTCTAAATTTCTTACAATTCCTATAAATAAAACATCATCAGAATTACTTAAATCATTAGTTCCAAAAAAATGTTTCCAACCATAACTCCAAGTTATATCAACATTAAAATTTAAAATTAACAAATTTTCTAAATAATTTGTACCACTACATCGTTCGCCATATATAGTAACTTTTTTCATTATATAATTAAAAACATAATTAATTATTAGTGATTTAATATGATTAAATAATAAATTATCATTAAAATCATTATCCCTTATTAGTTTAAAAAAAATAAATTTGTCTATAGAAAAACCAGAAGGTCATATTAACCATATTAATCTATGGCATAAATGATTTTTATTTCTCTAAGTAATAGTATCTATATTATGTTTAAGTAAATAAAAATATTATTTAACAATTATAGATATTTATTTTTGTTAAATTAATCATATGAATATTATAATTACATACTATGAAAATAAATATTTCAGAATCATATGTTGATTATTTATATGAATATTTCAAAGGTGGTATCGAATTACCATTTAAAAATAATGGATTTAATATTAGTTTTATTAAATATAAAAATAAATATCTTTTCATAACTAGAAATGTCTTCCCAATTAAAAATATAATAGAAAAAAAAGAGTTATTACCTGGAATATCAATAGACTCGTATAAAAAATATGTAGAAAAAGTAAAAGAATATGTTATTGAAAATAGTGATTTATCCGAACATTTTATTTGGTCGTGGCATAATTTTTACCAGACTTCAATAATATTTGTTGGAGATTTGGATAACAACTTAAATATAACAATAAATAAAAATATAAAACCATATGCTATTGTAAATCCAATATTTTGTTTAAATTATAAAGAAAATAATAAGGTAGGATGTGCTTATTATTTTACAAATACTGAAGATTTTAGACTTTATGAATACGGTGGTAGAATATATATGATAAATAGTACTGTTAATATAATAAATCAAGTAATAATTAAGTCTGATTCAATTAAAATATTCAATAAATTTAATAATATATGTAATCCAATTATTAATATGAACAAGCGTAATTTATCAACAAATTCAAATAATTCATATATTAAAATATATGAAAAAAATTGGACATTATTTAAAGTAAATTTTGAAAATAATAAAGAAAGTTTGTTTTCATTTTTTCACGATTTTACTAAAAACGGTATCGAATGTGTTGATTATAATCCAATAACTAAAAAATGTAAAAAATATATGATAATTAAATATCCAGAAAATACATTTCCAATTGATACAAATATAGTAAGGTTTTCATTTGGTTCAACTAGTATTTTATTTAAATCTGATACTTTAAATGGGTATATGGGTGTTGGACATGTCAAAATAAGATTACATAAAGAAGAAGAAAAAACAAAAACAGACAAATATTTTTATGACCTATTTTTAAAAGTACATTATGGTTATAAAAAAATATTTAAAAATAAATATAAACCACATCACGTAAGCCAATATTCATTTTTCTTTTTTTTATATGATAGTGATAAAAAAAAATTTTACATATCAGATATGTATTTACCCTTAATTGAGTATAAGTACTATTTTAATTTAGTATTTCCAATGTCAATAATTCAAGATAATAATAATATTATTGTGTCAATGGGTTATGGTGATTACACTAATATATTTATAAAATATACAAAAAAAGAAATTGAAAAAATACCATTTTATGATGTTACTAAATTAGATATAACTAACCTAAAATTAAACACAATATCTAACTAAT